CCCCGCGGAAATACCGCGATACACCAGCCTATGAGGCTGGCACCCAGCGGCGTTTAAGTGTGACGGCGCCGCGCCGTACTGATTGCTCCAAATGCTTAAGGTCAGTTTCAGGCGGATTCAATAATCCCCTGAGCTGACCCAGCTCAAAAGCACTCACCGGCTCAAACACAGATGGAGATCTATGCTCAAGAAGAAGTAAGCACTTCTGAAGAGCTGGATATCCGTCTACATAGTCACAGCTGTAGACAGGGCTTGGAACTAATCCTTTGGTTTCCCAAGAGAAAAGTTCCGTGTTCCATCTTTCGACGGAACGAAAGCCAAGAAAAGATATCCGCCCAAGCGCCGAGCTCTTTTCACTGACGTAAGGCAAAGGCCCTACGATACTCTCAATTGTGCAAAACATGAGAGTGGCAGTCCTCCAGTAACCCCTCTTATAAAAGAGGTTAGCTGTGGCTACCCATGAAATGATCTCAGTCGCTTGCAGCCGGTTCTTAGGAACGTCCTTACGAATATAAGTAGGAGTAACATCCTGCCCATCGTAGGCGTCCACTCCACAAGATTCCCTGAACTTTCCAGTCCAGAACGACTTGTGGACATTCACCTTGCAATTGTAATATTGCAGGCTACTAAGAACCGCGTCCGCATCCTCTACGGGGACGATCAAATCGTCCCCATAGACGAAAACGTCCCTACTAACATTAAAAATGTTAGTAGGACTTACAGGGAGTTTTCTGTTTTTCAACAGAGCCGCTATACATATAGTATAGAAATACATCGACTCTATCGGAAAACAGAGAGCAGAACCCATCGAAGCAAACTTGTATAATGGTCGCAAAACACGACCATCAGGCAAGAGTGCTCCTGTCGATCGACACGCTTCAACGGCACCAAGAAAATCTGGTGCAGACTGAAGCATAACCTGTACAAGAGACCAAGGAACTCGGTCACTTGCATCGGAAAGATCGATAGTCGCATACCGACCAGTCTTCGACGACATAAGCGCCAGCTTTTGGTTGGCAGTCTGATCACGGAAATTAACGTGACCACTCGTTAACCAATAGGTCTCAATCTTTTCATAGAGAACAGATTGGACAGCTTGTTGTGCATATTGCATGCAAACAGGCTCTATAGCGATTATGCGGGGTGCCTTTAAGGTTTTCGGAACAAGAGTAACCCGAACGGGCTGCTCCTGATCCTCTGTACAAAACGTAACACTCTTGAACGCTTTCGAATCATCGGTATACGCACTCAAAGAGTACGCATTATCGAAGAAAGGAAAGTAAGGTTCAAGACGTTCGTACCACTCACGCCAAATGTATTTACCGTTACCGGTAATACGTTCGGCGGTGGCACCGGGACCATGTCTTGGGACCAACTCATGTAGGCATATAGAAGCCAACATGTTAGTCCAAAGACAAGAACTAATGTCCTCAAAATCTCTTCTGAGGTCATCGGTCGGTGCAGAGAAAACCTTATTGGCTTGCTCGACATCAATGAACGAGGCGATCGCTTTGAACTCCCTTTCGGGCGTACAAGGCAATTCCACCTTCTTGTACAGCAGACAGATTTGTCTGACTGCCTCAACGACGGTGGGGGTATCGGCTTTTTCATCGTTAAGTCTCCCTGTCTCACGGTTAAAGATTTGACCGAGCATACCTTGCAAAAATGCAGGGATTGCTCCACGCTTACCAGCTTTCCTCACACGAGGAAAACCTGGGAAGCTTGACGGGTCAATAAACCCAACTGCCAAGCTTCTTTCGAAGTCCCGGCAGAAGTTGGGGAGGGTAATCGTCAAAAACGAAAACCCCTCTTCTTTAACCCGTGATGTGATTGTTTGCACATCACGTAAATCAGAGACTTCAGCGGAACACTTGATGCAGGCGTCTGAATAGACAGCGTGCATCAACTCTAGGTGATCACTTACGTTGCTTTTCATGCCTCCTCCTTTCGGGGGTAGACAGTCAAGCCACGAAGTTTACAGAAGCTGACGCTCCCTGACGACATACATCAAGTTATGATGTGTCGGATAAGGGTTCATCAATGTCTATGACTCTTGGCCATAGATCTTAGTGATGAACGCAGTAGTCAGCTGGGCTTTTAGCCCAGCCATCAGCGCATCGATATCACCAACCGTAAAGCCATAGGCTGGACGGTCGATGGATACTTGGATGCTCGAAGAGTCGTAGTCCGATGTAGAATTAATCGGATTTTCGACAATCTTCTTAACGTCCAAACGGACAAGGTGACGAATACGTCCCTTACCCGTGTTCTGATGTGAAATATTTTCCACATAAGAACCATCAGCGTTAGAATAAGTGGCCTTTCGGTCACCGACGCCAACGCGTGCAAGGTGGATCGTAGCTGTATCGACAACTATGTCGAGAGGATCTGCAAACATAAGTGGTTGATCTCCATTGAGTTTTGGCAAAAAGATCAGGAATCCGCCTGAGGAGCCACCTCCGACGGTATTAGGGTACCTGATCTCGGTACGATCAATGGGGAACTCGGGTAATACCGAGTGCGACCAAGATCGCCTTTTGCATATCCGACAGACCTGTCGGAGCTGCGGAAAAACCAAACAAACTCTTAGCTTTTTCACGCCTCTTAACTTCAATACTCCTGTACCATACAAGAGTTTGAAGGCGCCCATCTCGCGTTGTGAACTCAGATTTGAATTCCCAACGTTCATAGGCATGACGCATGAAATAGAACCCATCACACACGATTGAGTCATTGGCAATGTCGCTGGCCCTCTGTACGAGGTCACCAGCGCCAGAGAACCAATCGATCATCCATGTCCATGGGGTAATGCGATACAAATTCATAGGGTTCAATCGAGCGCCATATAGATCCAGCCCTTGTTCAAGCTGGGTTAACATGTCGTCGGGACCAAATGATGTATCGAATTCGGGGAGGTACTGCATAAATCTACCTGTATACCATTCATCAGTCATACGTTGACGTTTGACTGTGAAGGTACCAGATGAGATATATTCTTCACCCAAACTTGGGTAAACGAATGTTGAAGCACCAGAAGTCTGGTACTCAACATGCTCCTCCTCGATATGGGGTTCGCGGAAACGCCGTCTAGTCCACTTGCCATTCTGTTGTTGCTGATGCTGGACGTACTTATCAAAGTTACGTGCAACATCACACACTTTCTGAATGTCACCAACTAGCGGGACCCAACCAAATTCATGGTTTAGAAAGTGATCAGCAACTTTGCGAGGGCCAAGTTGCATGCCTCGAAGATCACCGCCGAGTCCGCGATAAATATCGCGAAACCCGTCGGCAGAAGTCTTGAGCATCCCGGGTAAATCCTTCAGCTCGTAAGCTGCAGTAAATACCCCGGCTCTTTCTACTTTGGGTCGGAGCCTATTCCAGGCTCGGTTTCCACGACTCTGCATGTCACCCGGATTCACATAAGACTCGGTTATCTGATCGTATAGAATACGCTCAGAATCCCCGAGACCTTCAACACCGTATGTCGAGGGGAGTATAAACCCTCCTCGATAAAATCCGTGACCCGGCCAGCTTGGAGCAAAGAAATACCCCAAACGCGGACTGGTCCAGATATCGGTGTGTGCCTCGCTTTCGAGGATGTCAACTGGATAGTGCATCGTATATTGGAGAAAATCGCCACCTTCTACATAGGGAGGACCCTTATGGGTATCCCCGTGAACGTAGCGATACTCCTTACGAACCTGATGTTGAGGATTAGCTAAGTCACCTTGGGTGAGTAAAAGCGGTACCCCTTCTTGAGGTACTGATATATACTCAATTCCATGGTGACCTAGTATAGGCCTCAATGGTTCGTCGATGAGTATCTCGTTGGTTTTATCCGGCACAGCAGAGCTCCTTTCAGAACAGAGTTAGTTTGGAATTAGAGACCCACCGCTGAGTCTCGGAGCCC